ACAACGATCAACAAGATTTATTTTGAGAGGGAGACCAAAATGTCTGGACCAAATTTAAACCTATTGAACGACATGGCTCGTCACATCTACAAAATGGAAAACCCAGATCAGGCTTTTCGCCGTGAGATCGAACTAAAAAAAGTTAAGCAGGGGCAAGAGTTCAAACGCAAGCCCACTGCCAAAACAATCTACACAAAAGAGCATTACAATCGAAAGGACGCCTTCGGCCCTGCCTCTTTTACTTGTGTGGACACTGACGACATCGGGCGCAGCATCGAGCTAAAGCCCAGCACCATCGTTTACATCGAAATTTAACCAACTGACGAAAGGACCAATCAGATGTCAGACCAAACTAGAAAAGCAGTTCTAAAAAAGCTCAGAGCATTTGCCCAGCGTACAGTCGAAAACGGCTGTACCGAGGCCGAGGCAATAGCAGCGGCAGAGGCCATGCAGAAGCTCCAGCACGAATATAATATGACGCTGACAGATGCGGATATTGAAGACGCTGAATACGTCACTGAGAAGATGCAATTGGGCAATCAGCGGATGCACCCAGTCGTGGGCTGTGTGATGGGTGTTTCGATATTCACCAGCACCAAGATGTATAAGTCAGGTGCCACGCTCTTCATCTTCGGAGAGAAGCACAAAGTCGATAACGCCATTTATCTGATCAGCACGATCCAGTCGGCAATGGAATTGGAGTTCCTCAATTATCGAAGCACTGATGCTTATCTACGTGAGACATTGCACCATCACGGCGCATCGATCCGCTCCAGCTTTATGAATGGCATGGCGCATCGGCTCTACCATCGCCTGATGCAGATGCACAAGGAATTGATGCAGCAAGATGCCACGGTCTCACAGGCCACAGGCAATTCGCTGGTGGTGATGTCGGACAAGGCACTGGATGACGCATTCCGCAAACAGAACCCCAACCTGAGATCGGGACGCAGATACACGACATCTCGCAGTGCAAACGCTTCGGCTGCGGGACGGTCTGCGGCTGATCGTGTCGGGCTGCGCTCAGGTGTTCGGGCGGGGTCTGCCCAGAAGGCAATCAAATGACCAGAGCGGAAACAATTATGGCAGGGCTTTCATTAGCCCTCCAGCTCTCAGTGATCGCCTTGGGAATTACCTTCGTGATCTATCACTCAATTCAATTTGTGGGCAGCACGTTGACGCTGCTCGAATACTTCGGAGGCCAGATATGATGGAACGCATATTTCTAGACGCGGCATCAGATGTCTGCGTAAGCACTCAATCCTTCGTGGTTCACTTCGATGAATACGTCGAACCGATCGACATCGAAGCGGATCAGGAAATCATCAAAATAGTGGACGATGAGATGGGGCCATTGGCACCCTGCGCATTGTCTGCACGTTGGAGACATCAGCTATGAATAACTACACGAGAAACTGGAACGCTGGCACGGTGCAACTGGAACATCTGTTCATAGATGATCCAGAGGCCAAAATACGTGACGCGATGGCTAACGCAGACGATGGCGCAGTGCTGGCCTGTTTTGGCGCAACCAATCGGATGCTAACCCGCTCAGAATATAGCGCAGCATATGAGGCCGACGAAATATTGGCCTTGGGTAAAAAGCGTAGGATCGCTGAACATGAACTAGTGAAACGTCTGCGGGAGCGGTTCAAATGAGAGACCTGATCACCATCGAACTGAGCCGCTCACACGCCTGTCATCTATTGGAGCAATTGACGCAAGAATATGACGGCGATCCATGCTTCACGGATCGGCCTTCACTGATCTGGCATATTACCAATATGCAGACGATGCTGGCCCTGAGTGATGCACTGAACATAGAACACTGGCATGGCCTGTGCGCTGCGCAGATGTTCCAGCGATCAGAAGAGCGATCCTAGACCCTGCCAACATAGACAAACAAAGAACCCTGCTTTCGAGCGGGGTTTTTCTTTGCCTGATGCTATCACGTGAGAGGCTCTGAGAAGCTCACACAGTGGCCTAATGCTTCCCCAGCATAATTATACCCAGAACAAATACCCTCACTCAGTGGGCTTTATATCGCCTCTCAGAGCATGGGGGCTTTCGCGCTAAACACCTTGCCAGCGGCTCAGAGCGGGCCACTGAGAGCGGTTAACGATTGGGCGCGGGCATCAGGTCATCGGCTGCTGGAAGGTGGCTCAGGTGGCTGGCTGATGTCGTGGGCGTATACATCGCCGCGCTTCGCTCTTGTCTCCTGATGTCGTCAGGCTGGATTGATGCCCTGATAACGTGATCGATGGGCTGGTTTTCTCAGGCATCAGACCCTGCATGGCACAATATGCCACATTCTTTTTTGCTGGTTTCTTATAAGTCGCTGGTTTTATTGCGTTAATTCTATTTGGCCTGTGAACTATCCAGTCATCGGAATAGAAAAAACATAATAAAATCAATAGCTTGCGCATATCGCTCGATCTCAGGCTGCTCCCGCTTCGGGGCGGGGCGACTGCCACCCCCTCCCCTCTGGGGTCTGTATACACCACTGACCAGAGATTGGGATTTTGCGACTGTAAATGGCCCCAGTACGGGACTACGAGAATATTTCTGTAAAGGCACTACATCTAGAGTTGTGGAATTAGAAAACCACTCTGTAAAGTATTCACACTTGCAATTAGTTGATTGTTAGAATATAATAGCTAGTATTCGTTAACAGGCAACGGAACACTACATGGCTGAAGATTACGGTGAGGACGGCGTACTATTCGCTGACGGCTTGCCCTTCTTCATAGATCACGACCTACAAGTCCTTGATAACGGCACAATGATCGTGGTCTCTCACCTAGAGATAGGTGAAACTGAGAAGGCAGTAATTAATAAGGAGTTCTACGACATCATTACTTCGATAGTGGATGACGTAGAAGAAGACTACAAAGAGCTATACGCCATAGCCGCAGAGCTAAACAGGCAAGCAGATCGACTAAGAGAAAAAGCGCAGACTATTGAAGACAGTGACTACACAGTCGCTGACTTATTTGGTTCTGCCTATGAAGACTGAGCAGCTTAGTCTATTTGGCTGGGATGAGAATCCAGCTAAAGAAGATTACATTCTATGTAGACACTGCCACAAGGTGAAGCCTAGGGAAGCCTTCAGGCTGTACAGACGGGCTACAGGTGACCGCGAGAGCAGGAGTACTTCGTGCAAGGAATGCCAGAAGTATAATAACTCAGTGGTCAATCGTATCAGAAAGACTGCTCCCCCTCCCCCCGATAGTTGCCAGTGTTGCGGTAAGACTGGTGTTAAACTTGTCCTAGACCACTGCTATGAGACTGAGAAGTTTAGGGGATGGCTATGCCCACACTGCAATCTCTCTATTGGCCTACTAGGCGACAACGTAGAGGGACTGCAGAGGGCAATAGAGTACCTCACTGCATAGCGGGTATTCCGATTACCTGAGTACTCCTAATCACAATTAGTTGGTATAATGAGACCACATATTGTTAGGAGATTACTATGTTCAAGAAAATTATCGAAGCCATCCAAAAAGCACAAATGCGTCGAGTAGCATTCTGGCAGTTAGCAAACATGACAGACAAGGAACTACACGACATTGGTGTATCCCGTGGCGACATTAGACGGATTATTTATGAAGACTGAGGCGGGAAGACTACTCCAAGTAGTCTACTACGGAGCGGGTACTAGGTACAGTTAGTATATAGTATACCGCTCAACCGACAATTCATTATACCAATTAAATAGCTATCCGTCAACGTAAATACTTAACTATCTACATAAATAAGGGCTTGACCAGCCACGTAGATAGATGTTACAATGAAGGGGTAACTAAAAATGTCTTTTAATCTGTACTATATACGTGCAGCCATTCAAGAGCGTACAGGTCAGGTATTAACCTTTGATCGCATACGACAACTTCTCCTAGAAGAAGGTCTCATCTCCCAGCGTGAGTTAGACGACAATCCTATGGCACAAGAGTTCGACGGCTATGGGAGATACTTCGCCACAGAAGATTGCTCAGTAGAAGTACCGCTCGAACCTAGGCGATTTATACCTGATTTATTAGAAGAGGACTTCGACGATGAAAGTTGAGAAGCGCAAGGACTGCGGAGCGTCTAACCCACCAGCAAAGGCCAAGATGTATGGCGGCGGCATGGCGATGAAGAAGAAGAAACCAGCCTATTCCAAGGGCGGTTACGCCAAGAAGAAATGATTACGTGGGTAGCCATAGCGGTTGTGTGCAATAGCCCTATGGTTACTGACTGTACGTTGTATGCATATAGGGAGAGCTTCTTCGAGGCTAATGATTGCAACGTCAGTCTTCAGTCGTTTTTGTACACAAGAAAGCAAGAGGGCAAGTTCGCCTTCGGGTCTTGCAAGGCGATTGAATTAGCAGGAGAGGCGACATGAATGGTCTGCGTGTTAGCGTTAATCCTTCATGGTCATAGTTTTGAATTAGGCTTTTATAAGGCTTGTTATTACAAGTGTCCTAACAGGCGTAATTATAGAATCTACCGCATCGATCCTGACTATCAATGTCCTATGGGAGTTAAGGGATGATTGCGGAGTTAGCGGCTTTCAATGCCGCATTTGGCGTAGTTAAAGCAGCCGTAAACAACGGGAGAGACCTTGCGTCTTGCGCCAAGCAGATCGGAGACATGATCGGCGCGCAGGAGGCTCTACAGGCACGTGGCGAGAAGAAGAAGAACAGTGTCTGGTCTACCCTAGCTGGCAAGGACACCAATGACTTCGAAGAGTTCATGGCCCTTGAGAAGATCAAGCAGCAACGTAAGGAACTCCTATCAGCCCTGCAACTATATGGTCGTCCCGGTCTTAAAGAAGATTTTATTAGATTTGAAATAGAAGCCCGTAAGTCACGTAGAGAGGCAGAGATTGAAGCCAAAAAAAGTAGAGAGAAAGTCCTAGAGTGGGCCGTAGGTGGAATCTTAATACTGCTAGGGATCGTCGCTTTCGCAACAATAATCTACATCATAGGCGCAGAACAGGGTCGCTGGTAATGGCAATCGATAAGAGCAAGATGAAGTGCAACAAGCCTCAGAGGACATCTGGTGGCAGTAAGAAGTTTGTAGTCAAGGCTTGCAAGGACGGCAAGGAGAAGATCGTCAGATTTGGTGACCCGAATATGAAGATTAAGAAGAGCGATCCCAAGCGCAGGAAGTCTTTTCGCGCACGACACAAGTGCGACACTGCCAAGGACAAGTTCAGCGCAAGATATTGGTCCTGTAAGAAGTGGTAGGACCAGACCCCATAATAATCTGAGGTAGCCATGTCCCTAGTCAAAAACATCAATAAGCGGAAGAAGGCTGGAACTAGCCGCTCTAAGAAGAACAGCACAGTAAGTCCGAAGGCGTACAGTGATATGCAGAAGGGCTGGCCCAAGAAGAAGAAGGCCAAGAAGTAATGCAAGCATATGGCCTCAGAGGCACTTACGAGAAGGTAAGAGCCGCCAACGGACCCGCACAACACATAGCCTGTGCCATGTGCGGTCTGATTATGGCTGGTATGTTTGTCGATCACGTCGAGACAACACTTATCTGCATCTGGGGGTCGATGAGTGTCTTTGTCGTTCTAGCGACAGTTTGGTTGCCCCGTATTCTTTTGAAGTACACTCTACTGGCAGATTTCGTCCTAAGCATGGTCGTGCTGTTTCAGTACCTGATGTACGAAGAACCAAAGCCGATGGGGAATGTCTACTTCACGGCGACCGCTAATGGGATGGAAGCGGCTGTACGGCCTATGACGCATATGCCCATGACGACAGTAGATGAGGTGGCACACGCAGCGGCATTGATCTGGTTAGCGGGGTGGAGCCTGTATCTAGCGAACCTAGTCCACAGACAAATACTAGAACATAAGAGATTTGTAGATGTCCACTGATCAGTTAGTACCCATCATCGTAGCCTTGGTGTCTGCAGGTGGCCTGTGGACCTATTTAGCTAAACGTGCCGAGCATAAGTTTAAGGCTAACCAAGAGGACAAGAGCCAACGTGCCGAGTTCCAAGAGACACTTAAAGATCAGGTAGACCGCCTGTCTGAGAAGTTGGACAAAGTCTTGGAAGATAAAGAGCAGTTACTACGCGAAGTCTCGGAATTGAAGGCATCGCTGGCACGGGCAGAGGCCACCATCCAACATCTTGAGCAGAGGCTAATGAGCAAATAATGGAACAGAAAAAAGAATTAACAGACAAGCAGAAGCTGTTTCTCGATGCCCTGATGACTGAGGAGTGCAAGGGCAATATCAAGAAGGCTATGAAGGTGGCTGGCTACGCAGACAACACCTCTAGCACTGTAGTGGTGGCAGCACTCAAGGAAGAGATTAATGAACGAGCGGCTATGGTGATGGCAATGAACGCACCCAAGGCCGCATGGGGAATGGTAGACGTACTCGACGACCCGAGTGCTATGGGAGCCAGAAACTCTATTGCGGCGGCTGCACAAATCCTAGACCGCACTGGCTTGATTAAGAAAGAACAAGTTGAAGTAAAGAATACAGGCGGGGCAATGTTTATCTTGCCACCGAAAAGTGAAGAGTGAGCATCTGGCTAAACAAGAGCAGAGCCAATAAGACCGCGAAGATACCATACGCCTACGTGGCATCTGAGGACGACCCACTAGTCCTGATACCCGACGAGGCAAAGGCGGCACTCGTAGAAGAGGCTCTAGACTATTTGGAAGAAGGTCACTCCAGTCGAAAGACGGCAGAGTGGCTGACTTCTAAGACTGGCGATAAGATATCGCACCAAGGTCTAATACATATTTGGAAGGACCGTAGAGGGCCAGACAGTCCAACACCTTCTACGCGCCTGAAGGAATTGGCGAAGCAGAATAGGAAGCGTAAACCTAAGACTACGGAAGAGAAGAGACTGGCGGCGGCAAAGCGCAAGCAGACTGACGCTAAACGCCTACTAACTATTGCCAAGAAACGCCTCGAAGGATTACAGCCAGAAGAACAATTAGATACTTCCAATCTAGATTTTTCTGTGATAGAATCTGAGAAGAAGAAGCAAGAAGTAATATTTGCTCCTAATGAGGGACCACAGACAGAGTTCCTCGCGGCTTCAGAGAGAGAAGTGCTATATGGCGGGGCCGCTGGAGGTGGCAAGTCGTATGGACTACTCGCAGACCCTATGCGGTACTTCTCAAACCCCAACTTCAATGGCCTAATACTACGTAGAACTAATGACGAATTACGTGAACTTATTTGGAAAAGCCAAGAGCTATATCCTAAAGCGTTCCAAGGGGCTAAGTGGGCCGAGAAGAAGTCTCAGTGGACGTTTCCATCAGGTGCAAAACTGTGGCTCACGTATCTAGAAAGAGATCAAGACGTTCTACGCTACCAAGGTCAGGCGTTTTCTTACGTAGCCTTCGACGAGCTTACCCAGTATCCCACCCCCTTCGCGTGGAATTACATGAGGTCTCGACTACGTACCACGGACCCTACCCTGCCCATCTACATGAGGGCGACTACTAACCCCGGAGGAAGTGGTCACGGATGGGTGAAGCGGATGTTTATAGACCCCGCGCCAGCCAATACCAAGTTCGTGGCAAAGGATTTAGATACTGGAGATGACTTAGTCTTCCCAGAAGGACACGAAAAGGCTGGTGAGCCGCTATTCTATCGGCGTTTTATACCAGCTAGTCTGAAAGATAACCCATATCTCATGGAAGGTGGGCAGTACGAGGCCAACC